CCTGCGCTTCCAGTCAGTTGATGTGCCGTAACCGGTCAAAGACCAGTCAGAGGGTCATCGTGTTTGTGAAGAGGCTAGTTAGGCCTCCCCCGGGTCTGTCTGTTGGAGCCATGCTGCTTGCCTTGCGGCGGCAGCACGACTCCTCTGGATTAACCCGGGCTCAGATGTCATTAAGACATCTGTCCACCCACGTTTCGATCGTACACGGTGTGGGACCGCGTATTCTAACCCGCGATCCGAAACTGCATTTGAACTATGTTCAAGACGCAGAAGCGAATCCTGGAGGTGCCACCAGGCACCATTGGAGATACTAATAGTAGTACCCCCTACCAGTAGACAGGGCGTCTGATACTTCTGCAGCCTCTTATCATAACGATATCGGGTTGCATAATGCATCAGGGAGTCCCATCCAACGTTGATGTAGCGATACATACCTTGGGCATCTGGATTATTGCCTAATGGCAAAGGTCCAAACTCCATAGATACGCAACGATACAAGACGTCAGCGGTATGGTGGAAACCATCCATATACATTGCTTTTGCAAGCGTGCACATGGAGAAACCACCAGAAACGGTGCTAGCATCAGTCTTCCTAAGCCTATGAGGTGTAACATCGATGCCTTTGAAGGCATCAACACCACAGGATTCTCGGAAGAATCCTCGCCGGAACGTCTTTGAAGGGTTGGGCACTAAGCCCATCCTGATCAAAGCCGTGACGGCACCATCATAGTACTTGCTCGGGAATATAATGTCATCACCGAAGACATAGACGTCATTACAGTTAATTCCGTAGCGACATCGTATGCCAGAACGAACCAAGGCATAGAAGATAAGACTCTGGACAGGGAAGCATAAAGCATTCCCCATCGGAGCCCATTTTCTAAGCTCTATGACGCGATCGTCTAGTAATCTAACCTTAGTAGCGCGACTGCATGAAAGCCATGAATATGCATATTCTCCAAAAAGAGAACATACTAATTCACAGCTGATGCGATCGCTTGCCTCCTTGAGATCGAGAGTAACAAACTCCCGGTCCCTAGAAGCGCTAAGAGCTAAGCCACCATTAATAGTTTGGTCATTGAACGCAATGCGTCCATGTGCCTCACTACGCTTGGAGGTGATAGCTCGTTCTAGGATAGCACGACAACCCTGTTGAATCCAGATTGCTTCCTTAGGATGCACGCAAATTAAGCGTGGACCCCGGGAATCTTTCGGGACTGCAACAAGACGGGCGACTATGTCGTCCGCTGATCTTAGGTACTTGTCGCCGGTAACAAGAACATCTTCCCAATAATTGGGAAGACATACGAAGTTATCAGCGATAGGATACTTATTATCGATTGTTGTGTAGACGGTAGACATCTTGCTTTTCTCCCATGGTTTAGCGGGGGGGTAAACTGCCCCCGGGCCATGAGAGGGCAAGATGTCAGCCCAGTTAATACCGTATATAATACGGCCTATTATCTGTCGCGCAGACGACGTAAGCACGCGACTATCAGATTCAGCAAAATGCTGATTCCAAATGTCAATGCTGTCATCTGTTTCTTCGAAAGCCTTTTGGGCTTCTTCGAGTTGGTCATATGTTGGTTCAGTCTCGATCTTATAGCAGAACAAGAGTACCTGTCTAAGTAGCCGAAGGGTGTTTGGGTCCAATGAGGACCTAAACGAGTTCCAGAGAGGCAAAAGCCACTCTGGAAATTCTGGTAGTTCACCAGATCCTTCAAGCCACATTAGCAAGGCCTTGTCAAGCTTGGGAGCTTCTTTAAGCACCCAATCATACGTTATGTCATCAGGGGGGCAAATGGCCACTCTTGATAACTCGCATATGTCTGCTAGCAGGCAACTGAATATGTTTAGCACATACTGAGATCCAGTATTGGACTGCCTGCCTGCCGTTTGCCGTTTCTCGACGCGTTTATGGGTGCTCATTATAAAATGATACCCGACGGGGACGAGAACGCTGCTTATTCATGACAATCATTCTGTTAAACCCTTCTCGGAAGAAGGGCCACAGGGTGCTGCCACGAATCGGTAACTGTGCCATATCACATTCCCATATGAATCGCCGATATACCGTGAAAGCCTCATTAGCTTGAACGGGAACGGCGACGAACATAGGTTGTATTGCTGTAGCTTTCATGTTCTCTGTATTTAGGTTATATAACTTACGTACTGAGTACATAAAGCATAGCTAAACTATGCAGTATATACTGTTTAGTCTAATCGTGTGTTACTGTTCCTTATTGGCGAAAATCTCATCTCTGAGACTAAGCCCGTTAGTATTAGTAGCACCGTGAACAAGGTTAACCATATAATCACTCAATGTATTGGTGATCGTAGCGGTAACCAGGGGATCAGTTGGCGCAGCAACTACGGTATACAGGCTCACTGGACGGATAACTCCGTCAGTCATGGTCATGTAGTAGTCTAGCCGCACAACGGTACGTTTACCCGGCACTTTCGTGTTGGAATCAACGTAATCTTGATGTTTAATCGAGAGCTCGGTGGGCAAAGCTGCCCCTCGAGACGTTTCGCGCCTGAGCGACCCAGTTTTATCTGAGTAGACCAGGTTGAATGCTAGAGCACTAACCGTGAGGTTTGAGTCCATCTTTAGTATGTGTTGAACTTTAACTAACGTTTGAGCTTCAGGTTCGCAGCCATTTGGCTGAGCAAAGCGCCCGTGAGGGCGATCTGCTTTTTTCCAAACCGACCACTAAGACCGGTATTAAGTCCGGTATCAATGGGCTTTCGGTGGTAGTACTGTATCTCGTTCACTGCGGTCTGTAAACCGTCATAGCTACTATACTCGTTGGCTGCACGGCGCTGTTTAATGGCGCCGGCAACGCATCCGTATTTGTAGCTTATACAGCCGTCTTGAATATTCTTTCGACTTCCCGTTAGGAAGTTGTCAAGTTTATTGAAGACATCAGACCCATCTACGAACCAGTCTGCAACAAAGGAAAAAGGAAGTCTTTCCCATGCGAAACTGGCAGGTCCAATGGACCCAAATCGTGTAGCAAGATTATCCAAGCTCTGAAAGAGCGGGGACATATACTTGTGTTCACGAATTCCGCGGATAGTGACTGTTTTCAGAGGTTTTAAGGTCTCTATGACCTGTGACCTCCAACACATGCCATTATCGGGAGATGCTCCATAACCAGCCGGCAAGGGAAGACCACCGCCTGAACTTAATGTGTTCAAGAAGCTGCCTCCGCAGGACCGGTGCACAGAAACTACTGTGCCCGCTGTAGCAAGCGTCCGCTGCATCCGCTTCGAATAAGAAGCGGTGGCTTTAGACAACTTGCGCATATCACTGATCAATGGCGCGACACCGAAGGAGTAATAGAGATAACCCCCACTAATGAACTTTGTGAGCTTTCGCGCACGAAGCAGAAGTGGGACTCTACTACTCGGTACAACCGGAGCATTAACATTATTGTACATGCTCTTAATCCCAGTTACGAAGTCCGGAGCCTCTACAGCATTCAACAATGAATCAACATCGTTGTTGTTGTAGAACTCGTCCTTCGCTTCTCGGATGAGGTCGTCATCGGATTTAGACCAAACGAGTTGCAGGTGCTCTGGGTATATATGCCCATAGCTACCCCAAACTCTCCAATGAGCCGAGTTACCTGTATGATCGGTGGTAATAAACTTGTCATTACCAACAATCAAAGTATCCTCCGAACCGAGCATCTTTCGATGCACGATAGAAGAATGCACAACAGGCTTAACAGCGACCTTCCTTCCGGAAGGATCGTCGACTATTGAATCTACATCAGAGACCAGCGGGAGGGTGTAAACTACAGGAGGGAGATTATATTCATTTATAATCGAACCCGTTGTAGCATTACGCCAACTTTGGCTGAATCGAAGACTAACGTTAAAATCGTCAGTCTTGAGTAGGTTTGATCTATTTCGCGTTCGCATATGATTAATACGAGTTACAAGACGGAGAGGCCACC